ATTTAGTTGTAATTGAAAGAGTAGGGGAGGTTATTTATGCTTTATTTTCTAAATATATAATTTATTTACAATGTTTTCAGAATATATTTTTATATTAAAATTAATTTTTCTAATAATTATTAATATATCTTTAAAAACAGGATATTTTTTAATGAATAAATCATATCGCATACGTTCTAAATTATATGTATTTGTTTTACACCCCATCCAATAATCATTTGAAAATAATATCATCATTTTTATTTAATTTCCTAATGGTTTCAAAATTTAATTTATTGTCTATTGTATAATCAAATTTCGAACCATCATCCACCACTTCTTGCATTATATTTTTAAATTGTCTAATTGAAAAATTTTCAGATAAATATTTTTCATGTAATTCATTTGTTAAAATCTCGAATTTATTAATATGTTTTGATAATCCTACCATTGCGCATTTATATGGAAAATCATCTGCTTTATGTATTATATTTATTCCATTGGGAACTCCAAATTTAGAACCAATAGAAAAACTTGTTATTTCAAATCGTTTACCATTATATCCACATATTATAACTCCAAATTCATATTTGCTAATTCCTTCTATATGTTCTTTAAGCATTTTATAAAATTTTGATGTAATAATACCTATAAATTCTATATAGGATAGATCATCAAACTCTTTATCTGAATTTACAAATCCCTTTTTTGTATCATAAAAACAATAGCCATCAAATAATTTAAAACAATGTATTGGATTTCCCGTAACCCCGAATAATATTTGATTATTTAATTTAATCACCTTATTAAAGCCACTTCTACACGTATTATTGTTACTATATGTTGCACGACTATCGCCTGACATTAAACAAAAATTATCTGTTATTACAGCTTGTATTATACTCATAATATATCCCCCAATTATCAATATACAATACAATATTATATACCAATAATCGACAGAATACCACAGAAACATACATTCGTAAATCTGATTTATTAATCAATATCACGGGCATACCAACATAAAGTCAGTACGCCCATAAACCTTATCTAAATGTCAACATATTAAGTGAATTACGTCCTAACACTTGACCCAATGTACCTTCCTGTACTGCTTTTAAAAACCTCTTATCACTTACCATCTGTTTCATAAAATCTTCATAATTTTTAACATTAGGTAATGATAATGTGACATCTCCAAATTCTACATCAACCTTATTAGCCAAGTTATTCGATATATTAGGAATATCAGGTAACTTAGCACCAAGATTATCCACAAACATATTAGGCATCCCCTTAGATAAATTCCAAAGCTTTTCTACTTGGTCTGCATTAAATACCATATCGCCAGCATCTAACTTCCTAAGAGTACCATATTTCTTAGAGAAGATAACTTCTGAACCAAGACCATCTTCATCTGTAAGAGTAAGACCACCATGGGCAGATTTAGAGCCTTTCTTTAGTCCGTGAGATTTCATATACTCTAACATTTGTATATTTTGCTCACTTGTTCCATAATAAGGATCATCATTACCCATCTGTTCATAATAACCAGCTCTTGCACTAAAAGATGAATCATAGTCATGCCACTTAATTCTATCTACAATCGAGCTTGATATATCCAATTCGTCCTTCGGGAAATCGTCAGGCGAGTATATCCAATTAACTCCATCAGACCCACCATCATCAGATGAGCCACTATCAGAGTTATCCCAATTATCAGACCAATCATCACCACTATCAGATGAACCACCGCCATCAGAATAGCCACCATCAGTATTAGCATTCTGTTCTGCCTGTTGTCTTGCAATCTCATCAGCAACTCTTTGAGCTTCTGCGTTACTATTTGCAAGTAATCCCTGTACAGCAGAGTTGATACTATTACATACACTATTAATAGCATTGTTGCCTTCAACAAACTTGTTACTGAAGTCACCTAATACACTATTAATACCATTTGTTATATTACTAGCGTTTGTACTCCATATATTTGACATAGATTCACTAAGCTTATAACCATAATTCTCAGCAGTAGATGTAATAGTCTGTGAGATATTAGAAGCATTCTCATTAGACTGGTCAATAATTTCCTGCATAGTAACATCAAACGAATCAAGTCGCCCATCGAGCCACGTTTTTGTAGTATCGGTAAGATTATCAAGGATAGCTTGAGTATCGCTTATAAGCTTTTCATACTCAGTATCTTTCAAATCATCTTTGGCAGTATTAATCTGATCTTTAAGCTGCTGGATATTCTTCTTACCTTCCTCAGAATTATCTCCTTGAACGGCAGAATATTGTTTTTCTAAAGCATTAAGAGCTTTTGTCTTTTCTTTTATGGATTTTTCATAATCATAAGCATCCTTTTGTTGACTCATAAGGTCTTTATACTTTTGGATGACTTCATCAAGCTTATCAAGAAATGTATCATAGCCTTCTTGAACCAAATCCTTAAGGGCATCCTTTTCAGATATACTTGAATTAATAGCCTCCTGTTGAGCCTTAATAAGTTCCTGCTTTCTATCAAGCAACTCCTTATCATAAGGATCATTAGCTAACTCTTCATTAATCTTAAGTATCTCATCCTTATAAGCTTTAGCCTGATTAAGATATAATTGATACTTCTGTGCAATTAATGCTTGTGCAGCCTTACCATTATCATTCATATTACCATTATCATCAGTAATATCTTCATCCTTTAGTAAGTCAACAAGGAACTGAGTTTCGTCTATAAGGTTGTTAACATCATCCCTAGTTCTATCGAAAGCATCCCAATTAATCTGTCTGATAGCATTATCATACTCAACTAATGCCTTTTTAGCATCATATATACTTGAAGTACAATCATCTATGGCAGACTGCATAGAATACCAATCCTCAGATTCAGCTTCAATCTTACCAGATTCCATAGCAGAATTAAGTGCCTTTGTAAGTGCGTCTCTTTCCTGTTCAAGCTTTACAAGATTCTTCTGCTCTTGTTCCATCATAGAACTGTTAAGCAGAGTAGAAGCGAACCATCCCTGTTCTTCTAAGAGGTCATTATCCTTGCTATACAAATCTGTAATAGAGTTTACTTTACCAAGAACTTCTTCAAACTGTGACTGAATATTATCAAACCTACTCTTAGCAAGTTGTCTTATCTCAATGTTTAATGACTGTACAGAATCAGCAGCATCTTGTGCCTTATCATATAAATCCTGGCAATCTGAAATTGCATCCTTAAGATTTTCATCATAGACAGTTTCTATATTAAATGAACCATTTGCAATCTGATCTTTGTAATATCCGTCAAGGTCATATGAATTGAATCTATCCATATAGAAGTCATAAGCATCTGATTGTGCGTTAATCTCTGATAACAATGTTTCCATAGAATCGGAGAGGGCATTATTACGATTAAGCCATGTACGTGTTGTATCTGCTACTTTATTCTTTAATCGGTCATATGCTTTAGAGATTTTGGATAAGAGACGTTCTACCCAGTTGAAATCCTGTGGTGATGGTTCGGGGGATGAATCACTTCCACTAGATGAAGATGATGAATCGCTAGAATCATAACCAGACATTCCTTTCCAATCGACATTAATACTTGAACTAACCTGTTTAAAGCTATAGTTATCTAAAGCATCTACCGCAGCATTAGCACCATCAACAATACTTTGGAAATGGTTGTACATATTGTTGTATTCTTCATCCATAGCTTCTACTTCATCTGGATCTGCCGAATACATACCTGCATCATACCAGCCAGTTGTCTGTACAGTTAGTTTGCCATTTGCATCCCTGACTGCTTTAAAATAATCTGACCAAATCTTTGATAATTCATCAATAGCATTTTGAGTAATTCCATACTTGGCTTGCTCCATATTTGACCAGTTATTAACATCGTTTTCATATAAACTAGAAAGCTGATTATATAATTCTGGATAATTAGTCATAACTGCATTAAAGAATTCTTCATCAGTCTGTGACTTATCTACTACAGATTGTATATACTGATTTTTGTCATTCTCATAAATAGTTTCAAGCTGTGAAAATAACTCTTGTTCAGATATTATACCTTGTATATAATCTGAAAGTGCTGCCTTTGCTTCTGGATATTTCTTGATAATGCTTTGCATAGATGATACACCTATACGTCCATTATCATCTAATTCTTTTTGAATTGTAGATAATAGGTCTGCTTCTGACTGAAGGTCTGCTAATGTTGCTTTATCTTTTGATTTATCATCTGATTCTGTGAGAAGAGAAGTTAAATCAGGATTTGAACTTGCTTGTTTTTTATGTTCATTCCATTTCTGGATAGCTTCATCAGCATCAGTGATACCATCAGTTACTTCGTTAAACTCATTAATAAGACTCTGGGTATTAATACCTTCCGTATCGAAGAAGTCTTTAATGGTTTGAGAACCATCAATGCCACCCTCAAAATTTTCAATTTGAGATTTAATTTGGGCTTCACTTGCATACATTTTATCTTGGAGATTGTGCATATCCACATCCCAAGCGTCTGCAACGCCGAAAGCATCTTCTAAGTTACCATCGTTAATTTCTTGTCCATTGATTTCAGTGTCAATTTTATAGACTATTCCATAGCCACCATTTTCAGGTTTGTCAGCTTCCATTGGATTATCAGAATTAAGAATTCTATCTATATAATCATTTAATGTTTCTTCATCTAATACAGTTCCATCAGGAAGAATAGGAGTGAAGTGTGCAATGATATAATGACCATTTTCTTCATCACCAACCCATTTTTCTTGAAAAGCAGTAGAAGTAGTAGAATATGAGCCATCATCGTTTATTACAACAGGACGATTATTAATATCTACATTGCCTACATAATTTTCACCAGAATAAAGTTCATTTCGCTTATCTATTGCATCTTGATAAGATTGCTTTAATTCATCAAGACTAGATTCTTCGGATGATTTGAAACGATTGATTGTTTGGGTTAGAGTTAAACCAACCGTTTCTTGAGCTTTCTTATATTCTCCAATATAGTTTAAAAATATTTCTAACCAAGATTGCATATTATCATATGTCTGTTGGTCAAAATCATCAGTTCCTTTAACCGCTTCCATTTTTTTAATTCCATCGGTTAAATCATTGTATAATTTTTCTTTATTACCCTCGAAATTTTCAGTTAAAGTGTCTAAAGTATATTTATAATTCTCAACATCTTCTTCTGTAACATCATTAACACCATTTACGAGATCGTGAACAGCTTGATTATATTCATCTGTTGCTAATTTAATTTTAGCTAATTGTTGAACGCCCACATCGTTTTCATTGCCATTAAGTGCAGCATTCCAATTTATACCAGTAGATTCACCATCTGGACTTGTGTTACTGTAAGTTTTTTTAACTCTTTCTATAACATCGTTAGCATTCGTACTTTGATTTTTATCATTACCCTCATTGAATTCCGTGTTAAACCTATCAGCTGCATCATGAGCTTGATTTTTTGTTTCTTGCTCATTTATGTCTTTAAGTTTCTGTAACTTTTCTTCAAGTAAAGCATTTTGGTATTTAAGGTTATCAATTTCAGTTTTTTGAGCTTCTGTAATAGTTCCGTTATTTTGAAGTTTTTGTAACTCTTCTAACTTATCTTTATTCTGAGAAAGTTCATTCTGGTATTCTTCCATTTGAGAATTATTATCAGAGACTTTTTGTTCAGAATCTTCCAGAGCTTTATTATATTTATTTATGTCGGAAGTTCCATTAGTCCAATCTTGGAATTTATTCATCCCCCATATGCCAAGTTTTATAGCTGCCAAACTTCCTGCGATTGCTAATAAGTATGGATGTGCCAGAACAAGTTTTTTAAGCGATATTCCAAGACCTGTAATTGCATTTTTAAAACCAATTGTAGTAGTTGTAGCTGCGCCCTGTGAAACAGCTACTGCATTTGTTGAAGTAACACTCGATAATTCAGCAGCAGTTGTTTTCAGCGTTTCGCCTGTAAGTCCTTTATTAGCTAATATTCCTTCAATTTGCTTTTCATTTAAAGTAGTTTGGGCGAGTGCTAATTTTACTGCTTCTACAGAATTGTCTTTAAGTGCATTTGAGTACCTATATATTAAAGTTGCTTCATCATTAAAACCATCACCTAATTTATTATAGAATAATGATACAGTATTTATCTTACTTAAAACATCTAAACTCTCTCCAAGTTTCTTTAGTTGCTTTGTTAAAATAAATAATATATAATATTATATAACGAAAAAGGAGGATAGTAATATGAGTGATAAAAAGGACGATTTTTATGATAATTATGATGACAAATCAGGCAAAGGTATATTAATGGTTGGGGGGTGTATATTAGGTTTACTATTTTTAATCATATCATTTATTGGATTAATAGAAGATGGAACACCTTTCCCTTTAATAATAACCATTTGTTACATTTCGATTATTGTAGGATATATTTATTATCAAAAGAAAAATAGTAAACTTTCTGATGATTTTGTTCCTAGTGGAAAAACTAAGGAAGAAATATTAGATAATTATGTAACAATTCATAAAGTAAAAGAAAAAAGAGAAAAAGAATTTGAACAACAACTAGAACAAGCCAGAAGATATCAAGCCAACGCACAAGCACAGGAATGGTTAAATAAGGTTCATTGTCCATATTGTAATTCAACAAATTGTAAGAAAATATCAGGAGTATCAAAAGCAACATCAGTAGCGATGTTCGGTATATTCTCACAAAAGGTTAAAAAACAATGGCACTGTAATAATTGTAAGAGTGATTTTTAAGAATGGGAACTAATGTTCCGAATGGTAAAATATTCCTCAAAGTAGTATGATGGTGTTATCAAATTACGGAGGAGTATCACAATGTACACATTTAAAATTAAAAACAAAGATGGTAAAGTTCAAGAGTATGAACATATCAAAAAAGTATATTATGGACATAAGGGTATATCCGAACATACTCTTGAAGGTGATGAAATATTCAATCATCAATACTCTACGGGATATGATTTGCATTTATATTCTGAGAATAATGCATTTACCATCGCTAGGTCAGAAATTTCAGTTATAGAAGTAGTAAAAGAAAATTAATTACCATACCCGAATTCAATTATCACTTCTGTATTGAGTTCGGGTATTTTATTAAGATCAAGAGCCTTTATATATTCAATAGCTGGTTTTAATTCCTCTAATTCGTTGATTTTAATTTTAATATTTAAATTTGTCATTATTTTTTACCTCACATCATAATAATTTAGGTTATTCCGTCCAAATAAATAGATATAATAAAAGAGTAGTCAATTATGCTAAAAATTCATTATTGTCCAAATTGTCACAGAGTTACATATACACATTATCTTACAAATGTATGTCGAGTATGCAATTGTGATTGCATAAAACTCGATATTGATTTTGAAAAATTCTTCTCAATGAATGAAGTTGAAAGAAAAGAATATATATCGAAACACATTGGCTTATAGAATACAAACTACTGTTCTGAATTGTATTTAATTTTGTACAATGGTAAAATATAGACATTGGAGAAACAACATAGATGTGCGCCATAACACTTTATAACCGAAGGTTGTCCCAATGTCTATTTTTATGGCATTCGGAAAAATGAATCTGCCCTTTCTGGGCGCATATTTCCCTAATTTATATTTCTATTCTATAGAGAAGGGAGGCGAGACATGTTAAACTTTTTAACAAGTATTATCGGAAGTGGTAAGTATAATTTACGTTCCATTTTAGGAAAAGTCATCGTTGCCAACATGATTTGTAAACATACTGAACTTTCTGATAGTAAAGTAAAAGACATCACTAATATGATGTTATAATATCTTCTTGCATATGCTGTATTCATATTTCCTTTTATTCCATTGGTAGGGCTGTCTCACGACAGTCCTATTTTGTTATTCTCTGTTGCGAATTATGCTTGAATGTTACTATTTATATGTAATATAACACAAGTGCATCCGTCATTTTCACAACATTTCTTATCAACTTCTAATATTTCCTTATCACTTAATTTATAATTATTTTCAAAGAAAATAGTAGAAGAGAAGTCATTAACTTTTAATGCTATAAGCTTTATGTATTTCATTATGCCACCTCCAAATATCCATATTTACGAAGTAGCTTTGTTATGTAAGAGATGCCTTCAGGTTTAACTCGTGTTTGTATATGAGCAGTTCCATCAGGTGCAATAGCAGGAACAGATATAAATTTAGTTTTATTTACTACATTTTCATATGGAACATTGTCTCCGTTTTCATTCTTGAAAAGTAATCCAATATTTCTCATATAAGAGAAGAGTCTATATTCGCCAATTCCTATAAAATGTGCAATCTCGTTTATCGAAAAAGTGCCTTTGGTATCCATTAGAAGTTTCCAATCTTTTTCAGTTTCTTCTAATGATGCAATTCTCTTTTTCTGATTAGCAATAATTTCATCTTTGTGTTTGATTGTTTCATTAGCAATCTGGACAGCTCTTGCCATTATTAATTCATCTGGTTCATCTTCTTTAATAGGAATATAACCACCAGTCATTTCAATAGAAGGCAACACTTCGTCAGTAACCCAATCTTGAAATTTTTCTGCCTTATCCGTTTGTGACTTAAAAATAAGTTTATATACTCCGCTTTTTGTAATGAATTTTTCACCACGATTATTTAATTTTCGGAAGTCCATATTACGGACTTCTGAATTTTTTAATATAACCGCCTGATTTTCGTTCATTTTAGCGAGATAATTTCTTACATTACTGTCGCTAATTTCCAAACATTTTCCAACGTGATATGGATTAAATAATGCTTTACCATTAAAATTAAAACATTCCACATCAATAGTTTCAAATCGTTTAATGAAATTTAATTCATTCATAAGCATTCCTCCAAAATTTATTTGATAAAATTTTGAAAGTATAGTAGAATAGAAATTGAGAGAAATCTCATATGTAAGACATCCATTTGTTCTTTGGTCGGAGCGATGGATGTCTTTTATCTTTTTAAATTTCCTTTAATTAATTCTACCGATTCTTTGCTAAAAAGATAATTACGTTTTCCAGCTTCTCTAAATTGACTTTCATTAAGATTAAGATTTTTAGCCAATCTGATAAGATAAGCAGGTGTAATGTCTAATATTTTTGCAACCTCGGCAGTAACATAGACTTCTCTAACATCTGACATCTATATACCTCCTTTATTACAAGTCTAATTATATAATGTCGCAAGTTAGTTGTCAATACTCTGAACTAAAAATTTTAAGTTATTTTTTGGAATTTTCTAGTTGAGTTAAACACACACTCAAATACATTACTGAATTCCGAAATCGCAATGTACACTATGCATTATAAGCGAATGTCATACTTAAGGCGATGACTCACTTAGAGGATGGGTATGTCGTTGGGGATTGCTCTCTTATATAGTTATTCTCTATATATGACCTTTCATTTCTATATATGGTCAACATTAAAAATGTAGAGTACCGTCCTGCTCGTTGCCCGTTATTAATGATACTTAGACACCTATCAAGTCTCCTCGATATTTTCATATATCCACATATACAATTTTTTCTGCTTTCGCAACCTCATCCAATATAACCATATGGATTACGGTTTGTTATGTGATCCGTGGGTAGTTTGTTAAGCTACCAAGCATTCAAGCATTTACTCCTCCATGTAATAGTTTATACTCCGCTAAAGTGTTTGCAGAGTTTTTATTAAGAATCCCATGTATCCATAGATTTGATTGTAACGCCATTATGTTATTCTCTTATCTATGATTGACCAACTAAAAACTGTTGGAGAGAGTTTTTATATAAGGTTTGAAAACCCAATCAAAATTCTTAATAAATTTAAAGATACCTGTACCAGCACCACCGATACCGATAACAGTTGGTAATACACCAAATTTGTCAATAAGTTGATCTAGTACATGGATTGCTCCTGTACCAAAATCAACTATACCCTTCAGAAAATCAGAGCTTACCAAGTCAGACTCAAGTTCTTGAAGTCTATTCTGGAATTGTGCTACCTTGGCATCAAGAGATTCCATGTAAGAGTCAAGTTCCTTCATTGCCGCTCCGTCTGCGTCAAGTGCAGAATTGTACACAGACTCTAACATTTCTGGGTTGAGCAGGATACTAGAAGCAATGTTGGATCTGTTCTTACCTGCAATAGCCTCTACTAAAGCATTTGCTCGGTTTGTTCCAGCCTTTTTATCTTCTTCTTGAATCTCTTTATAGACCTTGGCGATGTCTAAAAGGATATCATATGTATTACGGAGATTTCCGTTAGCATCTAAAACATCTACACCTTGATATGCATTAGACGCAACAGCAGTATAATCTTTGATTATTTGCTGTGTTTTTGAACTGGTTTGTACAACAAAATCATCTACATCTTCGCCTAAAGAAGCTAATTCATCTTTCGCTTCTTCAGTTCCTGCGAGTCGCAGACTAATTGTACGAACACCCTTTATGTTTGATACAAGTCGCAACTCTTGTATCAGATACTATTATATTATTCTCTTTTTTATGATACTTCTTGTAATATATTTAAGTCTAATAAGTTATCAAATAAAAAACATTCAATATTATTCTTTTCCCAATATGGAATACGAATTAATTGAATGTTTTGTTCTTTACAATATTCAGTTTTTATTTTGTCGTGGGATTGAACTAATTCAAATGCTCTATTTAGTTCTTCGTCTGACATTTTACCATTCCAATTAACAGGCATATAGTGTTGTTCACCATCGTATTCTATGGCAACATTATAGTCATTAAGATAAAAATCAAATGGAAGAGTATTTATATCCTTGCAATCATCAAATCTTTTTTGACGTTCATATTTAAGCTGAAATTTATCCAATATTTTTCCTACATTGTTTTCAGAATTGGAAGCATTGCAATTTGGACAACCAAATCCAGTCATCAAGTTATATGCAAGCGGTGTCCATTCATGTCCACAAGTTCTACATCTGCATTCAATTCGTTCACCAGCTAATGTGTATTCGCCTGTAATTTCAATATTTGGTAATTTCTCTTTTATAATTTCTTTAAATTCATCTGTAGTTCTAAAATATCCGTTACAATATCTACAACAACATTTTGAAGATTTTATATTATGAAATGGTACTTTTTGGATACCTTTATCAATATGATTTTTACACAAGAAAGATATTACTGTATGCCCATTGACAACTTCTCTATCTTTATAAATATACCCATGAACATCTTCTACATAATATTTATATAAATCATCATCAATTAATTTTGTGCATCTATCATTTTCATACATACACATTGGACAACATAACGATTCTTTATATAGAAAAGAAAAAGGAGCTGCTTCAAATTCATAATTATGTTTTTTACAATAAAACTTCATTTTTTCTTTAATATTTATATATTCAGACAATATATTAATATTAGGATTTATCTCATTGATTTTTGCATACACATCTTCCTTGTTTAACCCAAACTTTTCTCTGGCTTTCTCTAATTGGCATTCTTCACAATTGGTAGCACCTTTTAATAATGTATGTATTTGAATTTTCCATTTTGTATCATGTTTTTTACAACGGCATAAAATTTTATTATTACTTCCTGTATATTCACCTAACACTTCAATTTCAGGGGATACTTCTAAAACTTCATTTATGATATCTTGGGTTGTTTTTCTACCTCTCGAATCCCATCGTTTTACATGTCCGCATATCTTACATCCATTACCATACAATAAACATGAAACAGTGCCATCCCATATGTGACCACATACCTTACATTTACATTTTACCTTTGTGTTCCAATTCTTATACTCAGATAATATTTCAATATCTGGATTTATAATAGTCATTTCCTCTTTAAATGTCTCTTTTAATTTTGAATGATTACAATATTGACATGGCTTTTTATTCTTACCTATTTTTTCAACAGGAATCCATTGTACTCCTTTTTCTTTATGTTTATTACATAAAATACAAGCACAACGTCTATTTTTACCGTTTACTTCTTTATTATCTATTCCAACTAAAATTAAATCTTTTTCATTACATAATTCTTTTAAATATTCTGTTGTATATTTCAATTTACTATCACCCATATATTATCTGTTCCTTTCTAATTTTACGCATAAAAAATCGCCAGTAGTTTAAATAACTCTGACGTTTTCGTATACTTATATGTAGTTACTTCATTTATTTCTTTTACAAAAGATGGTTTAATACCATGTTGTAATAAATACTCCTTTTCAGGAGAAAATTGAGTTGAATACTCCTTATCGAATTTCTTCATTCCTTTTATTCCTCATGTATAATAGTATCTCTCTACCTTTCGGAAGAGTAACAGATCATGTCTTATTCCCTTGCTATGCATTAGGGAACATACCTTTTCCATTTGACGGGTTCTCACCGACTTCATTTGCGATTAAGCCGTACTTCTTATGATTCAGATATTCAGGATTTCCACCTTTATTCACAAGTCTGAATCTCCTCATCGGAGAATGATCGTTGAGCGTTTACCCTCGACTCAAGTACCGTATGGTCTACGGGATACGTTAGGGTACTTCGTTGCAAACAAGCCATTGTAATATCTCTAATTTTTGAATCCATCATATAGTAGTTTCCTCTATATTGTGGCATAGAGCTTTAGGCTGCCCTTGCAGTTAAATATGTTCTATAAAATATATTTCTATATCTTTCAGGCAATGTTTCACCTGCGGTTTTAGAAACGTCCTGTGTTATGGCATTACCAGCAGTAATAAGAGCTACACTTTCAGCAAGATCGTTGCCTTGAGTTTTTAATACAGCAGCCGAATCTTTCAATGCTGTTGAAAGTTCATTGGTACTGATACTATACTCGTTGCCGATTTTATCCAGGACATCAATAATTTCCATTTTGTCAAGCTCTTTATAAGCTTGTGACATTGCAACTAATGAATCCGTTGCTTCATCAATATTTTCAAATTCTGATACATTTAATAAAACTGTTGCATCTTTTGCCGATTCCTTGGCTTCATCTAATGACTCACCAAGACGCATCCATGTTGCTGTGGCATCCTGTAATGCGAGAGCAGTAGTACCAACCGAGTCAGCGGTAGAAAAACTTTCTTTCTGAAAATTCTTTAATGACTGTGCAGATTCATTTGACACTTTACGCATTTCGGTATATGCAGTATCTAATTCTCTAACAGTAGAAGCAACCTGTTTCAATCCATTAATAACATCATAAACACCAAACATTCCTGCCATCTGAGCAGCAATCTGATGGAATCCGCTATTCTTTAAAGTGTCAAAGAAACTTTTACCAGCACGACCAGCTTCGACTTCAGCATTATAAATCTTCATGATTTCGCCATGAATTCTATCCAAACTCATGCTAGGATTACCACTTTCAATTTCTGCATAGTAAGATTTAATCTTAGCTTTTGCTTCAGAAGACATTTTACTATTTTCATTGAGAAGCTTGTGAATCTTGTCTAATTCTTTCTGAGCCGATACAAAGTTATATCCCTTCTCAGAAGCCGACATATTAGTAACAGTAGCGATAGTATCTTTTATTTTCTTTTCATACTTATCTAAGTTCTGAATATCCTCATCACTAGCGATACCATTTTGATTAGTCTTTATATTGTCCAGAAGAGTTGCGTACTGTTTAACCGCATCATGTACAGCTTGCACATTTTTTAAATATGTATCACTTGTCCAACCACCATCATTAAACCTTGCAATAGTGGCTTGATATTTATCAACCTTACCATTGTAAGAATCTAACTGTTTATCATATTTATTAAGGTTTACATTGGCATTCTGTTCTTTTTGAGCGTTTGCAAGTTTTTCGGTTTCATCAACTACTTCTTTGACATTACTTTTGACACTCTTTAACGCAACGCTTGTTTTTTCGGCAGAATTAGATGTAGCTTTACCAAAGTTATCAATGGCATCTTGTGCAGATTTAAAGGTCTGAGTAACAGAAGAACCTGCGTTCTCAACATCTGTCAACTTTTTAGTAATGGTTACAAATTCACTACTATCAACCTTGATAGAATACTCATCACCAAGATTTAAACTATTCTTGATTTTCTGAGCCTTATCTAAGGTTTCTTGATATGTAAGAGCAGGAGCAGTTTCACGACCAAAATTCTGTAATGCCGTTTCTAATTTATCTACACCATTTGTTACAGTCTTAAAACGCTGTTCAAAAATATTACCATCAGCATCGACTTTTGCGGAAAACGATTTCCATGCGCCATCAGCATCTTTTATTTTTGCACTTACCTTTACAAGACCATCAACAAGCTCTGTGTTTACAGTTTCACCAAGAATTGTATATCCAGAATTTGATAATTTTTCATTAATTCTATTAGGAGAGTAATTTAAGAAATCTTCTTCAGATATTTTCCTTCGTTTTGCGTATCTATCCTTTTTAGGTGGATTAGGTGGGTTTGTATTTCCAGATGAAATATTCGTTTTCTGTCCAATCTTACTTTGTGCATCAGCCAACTTCTCAGCTTCTTTAGCAGCATCTTGATATGCATTACTAATATTCTCCACTTGTTTGACAGCACCACTCGTATTGCCACTCATGTTGCTCATGTTTTTATTAACATTGAGAATATTCTGACTCAGTTCAGAAAGTGACTTATCAATATTCTGGATAGAAGAGAGTAGTGTTTTCGTACCAGAATCATCTACTTTACCAAAAGCTTTACTTAAACTCTGTACTTCTGATACAATACTTGATAACTCTTTTGATAAATTCTCAAACTGTTTAAAATCACCTGTTCCTTTACCAAGAGAATCAAGCATTTTTTCGAGATTAGAAATTACACTTGATAATTTCTTTTCATCGACATTCAATTTGATTTTATATTCTTTGCCCTCAACAGTGTCTAATCTGTCTTGGACTTGTTTCATATCTGAAAGTAGTTTTGCTACATTCGATTTGATTTCTACATCATACTGATATGTACCTGGCATTTTCTACCTCACTTTCTCAAAATTTGATCTATTCTGTTATTTATGATTTTGTCTAAGCGACTACCAAATCCACTTTCAATGTCTCGTTCAACATACATATATGGAGGTAATGATTGATACATCATCCATTTTCCATGACCATGCTCTCCATCCATAAACATATAGTCGAAAGCTGTACTTGGCTGTAAACTTTGACTAAACCAACCGACATATGAATCCATTGCACCTGAATCAACCGAAAAATGAAGAACATTTCCCTTTCCTCGTGTTCTTGTAGAATCAAGAATTTTCATGAAGTTATATGTTCTTTCATAAGACTGTGGAGTATAGTCGTTGTACCAATCTATCAATGAATATCTAACAGATTCTTTTAGAAGTTCATTTACTTGTGGTGCGACTTCTTCTGCAATATGATTTTCAATTCTGTCTAACTTTTTTTTAAAATCTGCATATATATTTTTTGCCAATTTCATCACCTCCCAAAATTTCACTATTTTTACACTAAAACAGGAGAGCAGTATAACCACTCTCCATAAGAAAAGCTCTATACGCTGTGACACGCATAGAGCTTAAAATTAATACTTCCAAAACTAGGAAATATATGCTATTATATTAATATCTGTGGCAATATAGGTAGATAAGGAATTAATATTTTGGTAGAAACTATTTGCTCGATTGTTACTACAAGTGTTACAGTCTTAGGACTCGTATACACAATTTATAAAGACCATAAAGATGAATAATCTTATGGTAAAAGTTACTTAGTAACCACAGATATGAGTATCTACTTGAATTGTC